CAATGGGGGGAACCATAGGCGTGTGGGCTTATGGCTCCCCCGATGAGGTTACGAGTCAACTTCCAGGCTCCGCAGAGCCCTGAGATGGCTTTCGGCCATCCCGAGCTCTGCCATCGTAAACAACCGGGAAGAGTCGCCGCTCTTCCAGATTGCGACATACGACCCGAGATCGGGCCGCATAACGAAGATCGCTTGCCCCTTGGAGGTGGCCCAGCCCCACAGCCGGGCCTTTCTGTCCACCACGCGCCGACCTTGGCGCGTGTAATAGAATCCACCCACGTTCGTGGGCAGGGGGCGGGTGGTCGAGGCTGTTCTGTGTGCTGCATGTGCGTTCATCATGACGCATCTCCTATTCGTTACGAGGTACCGAGCTGCACTGCCCAACGCATTGCTTACTCTGCACCTCTTACTCTTTACCCAACGAACAACACACCACACTGCCAAGCGACACTCTTATGCACTGCCTTATGTTATACTACTGAACGCACTGCTATGTCCTTATTATCTGTCCCCTTCCTCTATGTCTCTACTCTCCCGCTACCTTACACCATGACCACACTACTACTGACTACTAACCGCACCACTATGTCCTTATCCTTTATCATCGGTCCCTTCCTCTATGTCTCTACTCTCCCGCACCACGACCCCCTACCCCCACAATGATGTCTTTTCTCTCTGCTCATTCCCTCTGCTCCCCGTCGAAATAGCCCTATTTTTCGCGAATTTTTCCCGCCTCCTCGTTCCCCCCTCCTGGCCCCCGCCTCCTCGTCCCCACCCCGTCCCTTACACCCCCCACCCCCGGTTTATAGATTTAGGAGTCCCTAAAGGCGTGTGGAGTCCCATTTTTATATTGGGTTGGGGAATTTTCGCAGTATTTTCGCCATTGCTGGGGTTTTATGGAGTATTGACGACAAGGCTTGTGTTACCTTATGGTGACGTTATGGCAACGAAAAAAGGAAAGAAATCATCACCGAAGGGTAAAGGGAAGGCAGGGTTTTACAGTGAGGTAATAGAGGGTAAACCGCCTGTTGATACTGACGTTGACCGGTTGGATGCGACCGAGTTGCATGACGAGTCTCTGGGTCGTGATTCGACGAATTGGAAGAAGCGTCAGAAGTTGAACCAGTATCAGGTTGATGTGGCTGAGCGGTCGTATATCGTGGGGGTGGTTGAGGCGGCTCGTGTGGCCAGTCTGACACGTCGATGTGTGATGAGTTATCGTGCACGGTACCGGAACGGGTGGATTCAGTCTGGTGTGAGGACGAACCAGTTGGGGTGTGACCGGACGGTTGGCGGGAAGACTATTCACGAGCGTCGATGGGAGATGAACGAGGAGATCAAGGCGTTATTGGAGTACAATATCGCTACGATGGAGGAGCGGTATTTTTTGAAGCCGATAGACATGAGTGCGTCTATCGAGAATTATTTCAAGGATTGTGACAAGCGGAAGGTGCCTTATACGGTGGCCGGGATGGTTCATTGGTTGGGGTTTTGCAAGAAGTCGAGTATCAAGCCGTATTTGTTGCAGGAGGGGTTTTATATTGTGCTGAGCCGGGCGATGTTGCGGATTGAGCAGCAGCGTAACGAGCAGTTGATTCAGGACAAGGGTCCGAAGACGGGTCATATATTTGATTTGAAGAACAATTTTGGTTGGATTGACGAGATGCGGACGCAGGCGAAGGTGGAGGCCGGGGATAAGAAAGAGAAGGAGAATGAGGGTGGCCGGTCGATAAAGGATGTTCAGTTGGAGGCCTTACCTCCGAAGCCGAAGAGCATGAGTGAGTGGGAGGAGTGGTATAAGGTGACGATGAAGAAGTCAGAGGAGGCTCCGATAGATGTCGAGCCAAACAGGGGATAACCGGTCGGAGCAGCAGGACCAGCCGGTCATGCCGGTGTGGTTGCCTCAGCCTGGCCCTCAGGTTTTGGCGTGTATGTGTCCGGCAGATATTATTTTTTTTGGTGGAAGTCGTGGCGGTGGGAAAATGCTGTCGAATGACAGTAAAATCCTCACATTAAAGGGCTGGAAACGTCACGATACGGTTGAATACGGTGAGCGGATTGTTGATCCTACTACTGGAGGAAAACAGTATATTTTGGGTATTTATCCTCAGGGGGAGTTGGATCTTTACCGTGTAACGCTGGCCGATGGTGGAAGTGTCTTGGCGGGCCTGGAGCATCTTTGGGCTTATGGGCTGAAAGATGAAGATTTCAAGGTGGCTACGACTTTGGAGCTGCTGGGGGACTTAAAAGCGGGTCGTTGCCCGCGAATACCGCATTATTATGAACCTCGTTTAGGTTCTCGTCCTTTGCTTGGTCTTGGCATTCCTCTCCGGCTTGGGTCTACAGAAGGCCGGATTGACAAATGGGGCTGTGAATATTGCAAGATGCGGGAAATTTCTTCCGTTGAATATTCCCATAGGGCTCTAGCCACCTGTATCAAGGTCTCTTCTCCTCACGGTTTATATGTCACTGACGACTACATCGTGACGCATAATTCGGACTGCGCGATTGGCCGGCAGATAAACGGTGCTTTGAAGTGGGGGTATGCCTGGAACGGGTTGTTCCTTCGGAAGAACTACAAGCATTTTGCAGAGTTGAGGCGCAGGATCAAGGAGTTGATCAGGGCGGGGTTGCCTGCAGAATTGAAGGGGGGTGATGGGCAGACAAACCGGTTGGTGTTTGAGAATGGTGCGTTGGTGTTGTTGACGGCCATCGAGCATGAGAAGCAGTTGGAGTTTTTTCAGGGGCAGCAGATACCGGAGATCAGTATTGAGGAGGCGTGTCAGTTTTCGTTTATCAATTCGATGATCGAGAAGCTGAAGGGGTGTATGCGGTCTCCGCACGGTGTGCCGTGCAAGATGTTTTTGACGGGGAACCCCGGCGGTCCTGGGCATAACCAGATCAAGGCGCGGTTTATCTCTCCGGCTCCTGGGGGTGGCGTCCCGCTCAAGGGTGAGGATGGGGATATTTCGATTTTCATTCCATCGAGCGTTGAAGATAATAAGATTTTGCAGACAAACGACCCTCGGTATGTATCGAGGTTGCGGTCAATCAAGGACCCGAAGTTGCGCCGGGCCTGGTTGTTTGGTGACTGGGATGTGGTAGCCGGTGGATTTTTTGATGATGTGTGGGATCACATGACGCATGTGATTCCTAAGTTCCGGGTGCCTGACCACTGGCCTCGGGTCATGGGGATTGATTGGGGAACGGCATATCCGTTTGCGGTCGGGTGGTATGCCGTAGCTTCCGGCGAGTATGTTCCGGAGTTGCAGCGGACGCTTCCGAAGGGTGCGCTGGTGCTGTATGACGAGTGGTACGGGTGTGTGAAAGATCAGCCGAACGTGGGGATCCGGCTGAACTCCGAGCAGGTGGCCAGGGGGATTATTGCCAGGGAGGAAAAGCGCGGCGAGGGGCATCTGTTTTTTGATCGGGTAGCGGACCCGAAGATGTTTGCACAGGATGATGGGCCGTCGATTGCAGAGAACATGGCCGAGGCCGGTGTGGTTTTGCGTAAAGCCGACAATAAGCGGATTCCTGGGTGGGACAAGATGCGCTGGTATATGTCCATGCACGAGATCCCGCCGGACACGAGAGAGGGAGAGCCTGCCCCGGAGAAGCCCGAGGGCGGCTGGCCGCGCAAGCCGATGTTTTATGTGTCTGATCGCTGTGTTCATTTCATCCGCACCGTGCCGATTCTTGAGCGCGACGAGAAGGAGTGGGACGACGTTTCCGATGACCAGGAAGATCATCACGCGGATTCCTGCAGGTACGTAATGATGAGTCGGCAGAGTCCCGGCAAGCGGGCCGACGAGCCGAAAGAACATATCAAGACTGCCTGTGAAAGAGATTTTGAAGAGATCGAGGCCGACTATATAGAACCGGAAGAAGACGGGGCATGGGGGGATATCGCTCCTGTGTTTTGACTTGTCGAAACTGTCACCATAAGGTTACACTGTTACAACTTGTTGGAGGGGTACATGCACATTGATTTTGGAAACATCCTGACATTGCTGGCCTTGTTCCCGTTGTTTGCGGGGATCTTGCTGCTCGCGGTGTGGATTGGGGCACGGATCGTTCTGACCGCCAAAGGATTTGAGGGGTCGGTCATGGGAACGGGCCTCGTTCGCGGTGGGGGTGCCGGGCAGGTCCAGGGAGAAGACGAGTATATGCAGCCGATGGCCGAGGAGGACAGCCCGGAACTCAAGGACATTGACCGGGTGATGCGTCAGCGGGAGCAGACGACAAGCAAGTTTCTGAATCAGCTCAAGGAGGATCTGCTGTGAGCACTCTTGGGGAAACGATGACGGACTGCATCATGGAGATGGACGCCGAGCTTCGTGAGCATGTCAAGAAATATGGGATTGAGGTCAAGCCGGACCATGTTGACCAGTTGGTGAAGATGGTAAAAGCCCGGCAGAAAAACTTCTTGGATGCGTTCGGAATCGGTCAGAACGCCCTCCGGCGTGTGGCTTACTCGTTCCTTGAGGGTCGGATTGAAGATATCAAGCTCGCTCAAGATGGCGAGATGCCGGACCATTGGAGGAAAAATGGTTGAGCCAGAAAGACTCAGGGAAAAAATTCATAAGGCGATCATCCGGACTCGGGACGACTGCGCCGAGCTGGGGTTGAATTTTGAAGATTATATAGCCGAGCTTGGCACAACGGCGGTGTTCAATGCCGTGGTCGAGCACATGGATGCGTATGTCCAAAGTCCACCCCGTTCAGTGATTGAACAGTTTGAGCGCAGGATCTTGAAGCTCGAGCGAGCCGTCGAGACCGAGCGGCAGGTGGCGGGCACGAGAAGCGAGCATGTTGAAACGATTGGGTCGGCACTTCACATGGCGGTACAGACCCTTGAAAAGCTTTGGGGATATTTGCTGCAGAGCGACCGGGATGGCGAGGCCTGGATCCCGGCAGAAATTGGCGAGGAGGTCGAGAGATGCCTGATGGCCTGCAAGAACAACCTGGGAAAGTGATGGATACTGCAGAACTGGTCCGACTTGAAATGAGCGACGAGGGAACGCTGGGGGTTCTGCGCGTGAACTTTATGATAGTCTGCGTAACCCTCGAATTACCCTGGCGCGAAAACCAGCAGAATGTATCGTGCATTCCGACCGGTACATATATCGTTCGCCCGTACATCTCGTCTCGGTTTGGAGAAGTTTTTGAGGTGGGGAAGGTTCCTGGCCGGTACGGGATTCTGATCCATCCCGGGAACACTGCCAAGGATTCCACAGGGTGTATCTTGGTCGGTTCGCGTGTGGGATACCTCGAGGGAAAACGTGCTGTGCTTGATAGCTGCTCAACCATGAAAAAACTTAAAGGGCTCCTCGGTGAGAATTCATCGTTTCCTCTGCGAATCAAGGAGGCGTTTTAGTGAAAATTTATGACGTAAAGTGTCCGGGCTGCGGAGAAATTTTCTTCGAGACGACACACTTCTACGAGATGTGGAAGGCGGCAAACGGTCGGATGTTCAAGCTGAAACACCCGTATGGTGAGACAGGCTATAATTGGACAACATTCCCGGCAGACACTTCCTGTCAGTTTGCTGACCTGGCCTGTCCGCAGTGCGGCACAAGCATTGTCAGCTCCACAGGCCGTGTGGCCCTGCTGTATGATCCGGAAACGGGGAAGCGGGTATCGACCACTCCCAAAACCTCGAAAAAGAAAAAGAAGGAAGAGCCCGTGTCGGAAACCACCCCGGACGAAAACTCCGTGTCGGAAACCGCCCCGGACGAAAACCCCGTAAATGACGAGGGAGACAATAATGCCAAGTGGGAAGCCTTTGGTGCAGAGGGACTTGAAGTGTCCTCCACCGATACTCGAGAAGAACAAGTGGAGTCTGACGACACTGCCTCCTGAGGGGCATCCTGACGTTGGGCCGTATTTTTATCAATTATTTCAGAACGCGGTTCTGGCCAGGGATCGGGAGTATCTGCCCGAGAAATGGGAAGAGAACTATCGCCTGTTTCGCGGGAATCACTGGCCGGGGGTCGTCAAGGTTTTAAGCCAGCCCGGAGGGAACAATGCGAAACTGTCACTGGCGTTATTGCAGAGCAATATCACGAGGACAGTGGCAAATATTACGGCCCGAGCTCCCATGGCAGAAGTGGTTAGCGCGGATGGGATCGAGGATGAAGCCTCGAAAGCTCTTTCGGAAAAACTTCGGGTCTGGTCGGCAGCAGCGGAGCAGCAACGGTCGCTGGGTAAGTCGGTTCTGAACCAGGAGATTTACGGGATCACGGTGGAAAAAGCCGTGTGGGATTCCACAAAGAAGCAGGGGCGTTCGATCCCGTTGGATCCCTTTTCGTTTGTTCCCGCGCCTGGGTATTATGAAGAGCTGTCCGATGCTCCGTATGTCTGCCATCTCTACCCGATGCAGGTCGAAGAGGCCGAAGCAAAATTTGAAGTCGAGAACCTTGCCCCGGACGAAGAAGTTTCTACCTTGTTGGGCGAGTCCAGGCAGGACGACCGGGCCGTTCCGAAAAACACGTACCCAGGATCGATCAACGCTACCGGGAATTATGTTCCCGTCAACCATCCCGGCGAGGCTGAAGAAATCAAGCTGAACCGTGCTCTGATTATTGAGCTTTGGATAAAAGATTACACCACTGTCACCGTTGAGGAAGAGGTCGTTGATATCGACCCCGCCACCGGTGAGCAGAAGATGCTGAAGATTGAGAGTGAAAAACTGAAATATCCCGGCGGGATACGGGTTGTCACGATTTCAAACTACGGCAAGGAAGTCCTCAACGACGAGGCCAACCCGAACGTCAACCATGCGTTGCCTCAAGAAGCCGTTGAAAATTCATACCTTTTTGATCGCTTTCCCTTCTATCATGCAAATTCCTATGAAGATACCACCTCTTTGTGGGGGTATGCGATGTGCGAAACGGTTGGTGATATCAACCTGGCCATCGACGATCTCTGGTCCACGATTATGTCGTACCTCCGGATGTCGATGTTCCCGCCACTGATTCTGCCCAAGGATACAAAGATCCCCTTGTCCAAGGTACGCTATGTGCCGCGCCTGGTACTGCAGCCGGTTTCCGGATCTGTTGGTTCCGGGATCAAATGGCTCGATATGCCCGCTCCTCCGAGCTGGCTGTTTCAAGCACTTTCCACGCTGGTCAGCTTCTTCGACCGTATTTCTCAGATCGAGGATGCGGATAGGGGCGAGGCTGCCGGTGGGGTTATTGCTGCCAGCGCGATCTCGATGCTGCAGGAGCGGGGGGCGGTTCTTGTCCGGGCGAAAATCCGGGCCGTTGACTACATTGTCCGTGAGCGGGGCCGGTGTTTTATCTCGTTCTATCAAAACTTCGGTATTGAACCCGAGCTGGTGGATATTGAATCTGGCCCGGTTGAGATCAACGGGTTGTCGCTTCTCCAGCGGAAATTCAACTATGTTGTGGAGTCCGGATCCACGGTGGCCAAGACATCCAGCCAGGTGAAGAATGAGGCCGTCGAGCTGTTCAAGCTGCAAGCTATCGACCGGCAGGCACTTCTGGAAGCGATCAACTTCCCGAACTGGCGCAAGATTGTCGAGCGTATGGGCGAGTCTCAGCTTCAGGCGGCCCTGTCCGTACTCATTCAGGCGGGTATGCCCGAGGAAGTAGCTCGGGAAATCTACAATCAGCTCTTGCAAGATCAGGGCGGTCCCGGCGATGCAACCCAGCAGAATGCTCCGGGCGGTGGCGTAGGCGCACCGGGCGCACCAGCAGAGGCCGGAACGCCCAAGGCCGAACAGGGTGTTGACCCGGGAGGTGCATAGTGCCGACTTATGTATATCGCTGTCCGAAATGCCGGCAGGAAGTCGAGCACTTCTGCAGAATCGACGACAGGCCCGATGCTCTCCCCTGCCCCCTGTGTGGAGTCATGGCAGGCAGGATAGTCTCTTTCCAGGGTGGTCTTGAAACGGAAACCGCAGCCTGGATTGACGACAACCTGCGCGGCGCACTGCAGGGGGATGGAGAGCGGCCCATTGAAACGCGGTCACAGTACAAAACGTATCTCAAAGAAAAAGGCATAGTTGAAAGAGGGTAGTTGACATGGCTTTCTTTGAGATGTTACCTTTAGGTTACACGGAGAAACAAAAATGAACGTAAACGCTGTTCGTAAAGACACCACCTCTTACGAAAACAATACAGACGACAACGCTCCTGAGCAGAATTTTGAATCGGAGTACACGGAAGAACCACAAGGTCAGCAGCCCGAAGCCCCGGTGCAACCCGAAGGTGACAAGGCTGAAGACGGTTCCACTCCCAACCCCGAAGACAAAACCGCTACCGAGCCCCCGTCTGGTGCGCCTGATTCGCAGCAGCCCGGAGATGATTATTCTGACCCCAAGAAGTTTGCCGCCGCACTTTTGGAGCAACTTGGTCAGGCTAAGCAATCTCAGACTGCCGAACAAGCCGCACAGCCCGAAGCATCCCCTCAGGATCTCCTTGCTCAGCGCAGGCAAGAAGTCACCGCCGGTTTAACCGATACGGTGAAGTCTGTTGAAGAGCAGTTAGGTAGCCTGCAGCAGAAGATGGAGTCGGGCGATATCGACCTTCAAACATACATGGTCCAGCGTGAGTCTCTTAATGAGCAGAAATGGGATGCTCAGCGTCAGGCCGATGCAGAAATTTTGAAGATCGATAATGAATTTTCTCGCATTGAAGAACGGATGCAGCAGGAAGTCGCTAGTGCGCGTCAGTCGTATGCAGAAGAAAACCCGGATTTTGTTGATATGTACCAGTCCGGAGAACTTCAGCAGGTCATGCAGGATCCCAGGCTTTCGAGCGTTTTTGGGAACAATCCGGCAGCCGCGCACCAGTATATTCGCAGCCAGAAACTCAACAGCGAGAACGAACAGCTCAAGGCGAGGCTGGCCGAGCTTGAAAAGGCGCAGCAGACCGCGATCTCTTCTGCCGCTCAGAATCCGCACAAAAAAATTGGAACAACAGGATCTGGAACGGCACCAACGCCCCCGGCCCGACAACAAAAAAAATCGCCCACGGACTCAATGCTCGAAGCAATGCGAAAGGTCCGAGGGGCATAGCCCTCTCTTTTGGAGGATACTTATATGGCTCTCAATCTTACAGAACTTCAGGCCGCAACTGATGATTATATCTACAATCACCAGCCGGTCGATATTTATTTCAAGTCGAACGTCCTTCTCTACAAGCTGTTGAAGCTGGGGAAGAAATATAACGGTGGTAAGAAAATTCAGACCTTCCTGGAATACGGGGAAGGAAACTCCGGGTCATACGGTCCCAAGTCCGAGCTGCCGATCAACAAGGTCGAAATCTTCAACGCGGCCTTCTTCGAGTATGCCGCGTACTTCGCGACCCTGACGATGGATATGGACGACGAGCTGATCAACTCCGGTGATCTGGCCCTGATCAACCTGTTGCAGGGTAAGCTGAAAAACGCGGAGAAAACTCTTCGCAAACGGATGTCCACTGAAATCTACGAACGCCGTGCCGACAACCTGGCTAATCAGGATGATCCGAACGCAAAGCCGTTCAACGGGCTGCACGATATGTTCGGTATTGACAAAGACGGAAATGCTCTGGCGAATACCGTTGCCTATGGTGAGATTGCCGAAAACGATATGCCTCAGTGGAAACCGAACGTGATTACCGCTGAAAAGACCATGAGCTTCAAGACCATGCAGGAGATTCGCAGAACTGCAGGCCTCGATGTCACCAACGATGCGAAGCCCGATCTGTATATCACCACGGAAGAGCTGGTGGACGCCTTTGAGCGCACCCAGCAGGTCCAGGCCCGGTACTCGGACCAGAAGCTCCTCGATGTCGGTTTCGATAACATTCTGTTCAAAGGCGCACCTCTGGTTCCTGACTCCAAGTGTCGTGCAGGCTGGATGTACGGGCTGAACACCAAGTATCTCGATGTCCTGACTCACTCCAAGCGCAACTTTACGAAACCCGAATGGCAGAGCCCCATCCGACAGCCTGATACCGCCACAGCGAATATCCGCTGGGCCGGGAACCTGGTCTGTAAGAACCGCAAAGCCCATGTCGTCGTGACCAACCTGGTCGAACCGGCATAAGGAGGGTGTAACGCATGATGGATGGAAAAAGCCGGGTAGTGCTTGTTGACGGGGAAGACCCGTCCAAGCCTCTCGATGAATTTGCAATGAAAGCCGAACTCGCTTCCCTGGCTACTGCCGGGGAGGTCGAGATCGCTGCCGAGGCTCCCGCCGCTGCCGATGCTACCGGCACCAAGGGCGCGGTCGTTTTTACGGCAGACGCGATCTATGTGTGTGTGGATACCGACACATGGAAGAAAACCGATCTCTCCACTTGGAGTGAAACCTAAGAGGTAATTCGCAATGATGAATAAAATTGTCCTCGTTCTTGCCGGAACAACTTCGAGCAAGAAATACCATATCCCGTTTACTGACAAGTGCCGGCTGGTCGCGGCAAAGGTTCTCAATTCCACTGCACAGGCCGATACCGCTGCTACAGTCACCTTCGGGCTGACCGGCGCAGATCACACGGTTTTTACGGCTGACCTGCAGGGTGCAGAAGCTCTGACCACCACGACCGCTGCTTATACTAACAGTGTGACCGAGGCTGAAAAGGAACAGATATTCTCCTGTGCCAAACCCCTTGAGATCGATGTCAACCTGGCAACCGCCTCGTCCGTGACCATCGAACTCACAGTCGATCCGTTTATCATCGGTCAGAACCAGAACGCGAGCGCATAATGAATGTTGAAGAGATGACCGAGCTGGTCAAACAAGCGGTCGAGGATGAATCCTTTACCGACGAGTTTATCCTGAGCGCATTCAACCAATGCGTAGGTGAGCTGGCTACGGCCTATACTCTTCCCGTTCTTGTCGCAAACACGACAGTTGATTGTCCGGCAGGGGCCAATACGGTCCCTATGCCGGACAATTATTTGAAAAATATGCACTTTGCCTCGAACCTGTCCAAGGAATGTCGGGTCAGTATCATAAAAGCCCTGACAAACTTCCTGGACAAATACCCTTTCCTGGACGCGGCTCCTCCGGTTACGGAAGTTTGCGTCCAGGGAAACACGCTGTACTTTCAGGGGGTTCCCTCGGCTCCGGAAACACTTCGGCTCTTCTATATCCGCAAACCCTCCCCCTTGGTTGAAGATGAAGATGAACCCGAGGGGATCCCTGAAAGTCTGCACCGCAAGCTTCTTGTCAATTTTGCGTGTGCAGAGTGTTTCAACCTGATCGAGGAAGGAATCGACGGGGCAAAGATTCAGTTTAACAAATACACCTCTCTCTACCAGCAGGCGCAGGTTCAGCTCGAGGCATTCCTGGGTGTTCCCCCGGAATCTCCCGACTATGTACCGAGAGAGGAAAAGCACTCTTCGTTTGATGTATGATCTCGAGCGAAAGTATTACGTCTATGTGCTTATGGATCCCAGGGTGCCGGGTCCGTTCGTGTACGGGTCGCAGTCGTTTGAATACCTCCCGTTCTACATAGGCAAGGGAACCGGTTATCGCATGACCGCCCATTTCACCGAAGCCAAGCGGGTGATGGGCGAGCTGGCAGCAAGGGTTCCCTCCCTGGCAGATCCTCTGGTCCCGCCTTCGGGTGTTCCATTCAACGCGAAGGAAGAACAGAAACTTGTCAGAATCATTGACATAATGAGGTCCACTGGCGGCAAGCCGGTAGCCAAAAAAATAAAAACAGGGATAAACGAATTCGAGAGTTTCGAGCTTGAAGCCTCGATGATCGCCCTGATCGGACGGCGGCAAAAAGGGATGGGTCCACTGACAAACGAGAATGATGGCGAGCAATTTGTAGGCGCAAGGCCGATTAAGCTGAAAACCTTTGGCGGGATGAACAATGTTCGCGCCGAAGGGGAGCCGTCAGTCTATACGCAGCATGGTCGAAAAGAATGCTCTCCCAGGGTCATTCTCAATGCCGATGTCACAGCCGGAGGAAGGATCTTGAAACGCACGGGCAGACGCCTTTTTGTTCCACTTCCAGGTGCTCACTCACTCTGGTCAAACCATCATTGTATGTTGGCCGTAGCCGATGGCAAGCTATACAGAATCAATGGGACTACCCCCGTTGAAATCGCGACGATCTCTGACCCTGATGCCAGAATATATTTTGTCGAGGTTGAAGGGAAGGTCTATTTTGCAAACGAGAACTGCCATGGAATTTTCAACCCGGCAACAAACCAAGTCGAAGACTGGGGAACGGAAGTCCCCCCGACTCCGGTTGGAGTTGCGACTTCCGGGAGTGGTGGACTCGAAGAGGGAATGTACGCGATTGCATATACTTACGCGAATTCGGATGGTTTACACGGTCTTTCGTCTGAGATTGCACTGGTGCCTGTACTTTCGGAGGGCACGATTACGCTTTCTAACCGCCCGGAATCAGCTCACGTTTGGATATCGGATCCGGACTCTGACAAGCTGTATTATCTCGGCGGTGAGGATACGATCTCTGCAACGTATGTGGGCGGCGATGTCCTTCAGACGATAGGCTATATGCCCATCCCGAACATGACCTGCCTGGCCCGAGCGTATGGCCGCACATGGGGTGTGGACGGCAAGCTGCTCAGGTATTCCGACCCGTACCGTTCGGACCTGTTTTCGCCGGAATCGTATCTCGAATTTGACGAGGAGCCAGTCATGGTTGCTCCGGTATATTTCGGGGGCGAAGCGGGAACGGCGAATTCCACAACCGGCGGGTTGTATGTCGGTTTTGAAACCCACACACTTTTTCTGGCCGGAGCAGATCCGAAGCTCATGGCACAGAGGCAGGTCGGCCCTGGTGTTGTCAAAGGCACTCTGGCCTACTGCAACAATGTTCCGCAGCTTGGAAACAATGTGCCGATATGGGTGGCCAAGGATGGCATTGTCGCGGGTACTACCGGCGGCACTGTCGTGAATATGACCAGCGATAAGGTCAAGTTTAACCCTGGCAATATGGGCGCATCTCTGGGCCGGACAAACAACGGCGAGTTCCAGTTTCTATCAAACTTCAAGCGGGGAGACAACGGAGAGGTTGGCTTTGGAGATGAAGTCACCACCGAAGTGATCCGCAACGGAAAAGTAATATAACGGAGGAAGTTATGCCTTCTATCATCAATGTTCCCACAATGCCCGAAGCTCTGCGAAATGACGATAATGTTCAACACGCGGTACGCGGCGGGTTTCTTCCTGATCTGTCTTTCGAGGGGATGGTTACGACCGACCACTATCGGGACGGCAGCTTGATTCACACTCAGACGGGCAAAAACACGTTCACCACCGAGGGGATGGCGAAGATGCTGAATATCATCTTCCACGACATTTCCAAGGCGGCTGAACATATCTGGTATGTTGGTATTTTCAAGAACAACATTACTCCGGCCTTATCCGATACCGCTGCTAAACTCGGTGCCGGTAACGCCTTCGGTGAATGTCAGGATGCAGACTACGATAGTCCCTTGACCAACCGGCCTCAGTATGTCTCCGAAGATACCAGCACTGCCGTCATCTCCAACGTGAACTCGAAAGCTCATTTCATTATGAATGCCTCGATCACTGTTTACGGCGCGTTCCTGGCTGACCAGCAGGCCAAGACCTCATCTTCCGGTACGCTCATGTGTGCCAAGCGGTTCGGTACTCCTCGTGCCGTTATCGCGGACGATGAAATCTATGTAACTTATCAGATCACGTGTACCACGAGCTAAAAAAAGACCTTTAAGTAGGTTGACACGGTACTCGGCGTCTAATCAACACCACCCTCTAGTCACTTGGGGGGCTTCGGCCCCCTTTTTTGTATGGACAAATTACTCCATGTTCTCTCCCTCGTGGCCACCATC